GGTACTGCTCGTTGTCGTCGAAGTGGCGGTAGCGGTACGGGTTCACGGACGTGAGCCACGTGCAGCCATCGGCGTCGACGACGGCCTCGGCGAACTGCATCCTGGAGTTTTCGCGCGGCGGCATGGTCTACACCAGCGATGCGCCGGTCCCGCGCATGGGCCCGGTCTTGAGCACGTCGTCGCCATAGTACCGGGCGTCCCGGATCTCCTGGCACGAGAGCTTCGCCGTGTAGACCACGGCGCCGAGGTCCTTGTCGAACACGCTGCCCTCGCCCTCGAACTCGGTCACGACGACGTTGAGGCTCACCATCTTCGGCCAGTTGAGCAGCGCCCGCGGTGGAGACGTGTGGCCTTTCCAGGGCACCATCAGCGACTGCAGAAACCCCCTGGCCTCCTGCATCTTCGCTTGGTGGTCGTCGTTGCGGACCACCCACACGAGTTCGAGCGTGAAGGCCAGATTCTCCGTGTGGCTGTACTGGAGCGGCTGATGGCTCATCCCGGGGACCGTGTGCGCCGTCCACACAGCCTTGAGCTTCTCGGGGAGCTTCCGTGGGTTGAACTGGACCTTCAGGATCTGGGTCGTCTGGACGTTCCAGATTTCCATCCTCGCAGGCGTGAGCGCACCTGACGGATTTCCTCCCGAGGAGCTTGGCAGCAGCGAGTACGGGGCCATCGTCCTAGTCCGCCGGAGCCATGCTGACGCCCGGGTCCCACGAGGAGATGGCTTCCGACCGACCCTCGCCCTTGGTGATGCGGAGCAGCGCCTCGCCGCCAACGCTGACGTTCGTCACCTGGCCGGCGGTGATGGCCTTCTCGATTCTGGCGAGCGCGGCGTTCGTCTCCTCGCTACTCGCGTTGGCGCCGGGGCTGTACGTCGGAGCCGGAGCTGGCCCCGGCAGCGACATTCCCCCCTCCTCGGGTGGCGCCTCGGACCAGGGCACGTACGCCGGGGGCGCCTGCGGCACGGCTCCCGCGTGGTAGTACTTCCCGCCCTGCCACGCGATGCCCATGCTTCCCTGGGCCCATCCGAGGGCCCCCGCCTTCGCCTCCTGCAGCCCCTTCGCCAGTCCCCAGTCCTCGCCCTTCAGCTTTCCGATCGCGTCGATGATCCGCGCGAACAGCAGCGCGACCCCGAAGAAGATGTTCATCACGAACGAGAAGAAGTTGAACGCGATCACCTTCATCGACAGGAACACCTTGTTCCACGTCCCCTCGATGTGCCCGACGCTCGTCGTGAACATCGCCGCCAGGTTGTTGAACGCTCCCCCCACGCCCTCCAGCAGGTCGAGCACCCCGCGCAGGATACCGCCTCCGAACCGCAGTAGCATGTCGCCAGTGCCCTTGAGCGCCCCCCAGAACCGGCGCGAGGAGTCGGCACTGTCGTCGGCGGCCTTCCCATACTTGGTCTGGGATCCGGCCGCGTCCTCGAGCCGTTTGGAGATGTCCTCCAGCGACTTCCCCGTCTGCACCACCTCGTCCTTGAGAGTGGCCCACCAGCCCTGGAAGACCTTGATGACCGGGGCCGCCAGCTCGAGCGCCGTCTTCAGGCCGCCCGCGACGATTTCGGCCATCTTCCCCAGCGCCGCGCCGAGCTTCTCGCCGTTGGTCGCCCACCTATCCCAGCGTCCGACCGCCTCCCCCGACGTCTCCTCGCCCACGAGCCCGAGGGCCTTGCCAACGTTCCAGAAGGCGTCCCCGAGGGCCTCGAACGTTGGGCGCGCGATGTCGATGGCGTCCTGGAACCCCTTCCACACCCCCCGCGCGAACTCCATGATTAGGCTGCCCCAGTGGTAGACGTGGAGCGCGAACTTCATCACTCCCTGGTTGCCGCCCTCGTTGAGCTCGTCCCACATCTTCTTCGTGAACCCGCCGCGCGAGAACAGCATCGAGATCGCGTCGAAGGCGAGCGCCGCCTTCTTCCCCAGCCCGTCGAAGGAGCCGCTGAGCTTCGCGCCCCCGATCACGAGTGCAAGCGCCGCCACCGCGGCCACGACCGGAAGCACCGTCAGCAGCAGCCCCGAGAACGTCAGGTGCGCGAACGCGGCACCGGCCGCCAGCAGCTTGAACGCCGCCACCCCCATGATCACCGCTCCCACGAGCCCCACGAACCCTGCCGCCCCCAGCAGCACCTGCGACAACAGCTTCTTCGTGGAGGGGGACATGTCGTTCACGAACCCAATCAGCCGATTTAGCGCTCCAGTGGCGGTCTGAATCACCGGCGTGAACATCCGCTGGAACCCGTCGCCCGCGAGGATCCCCATCGTCTCCACCGAGCCGTGCCACTGCTTGACCGAGCCCTTGAACGAGGCGTTGACGGCGTCGGTGAACTTCTGCCCGGTCCCGCCGGCCTTCTCCATCTCGCGGCGCAGATATTGGATCGCGGCCGTGCCCTTGTAGATATTCCCCTCGGCGTCGTGCACGCCGTGCGCGAGCTGGCCCCCTATGGCCGAGTAGGCGGTTAGGCCGAAGCGGGCGAATAGCTTTTCAGCCGTCTCGACCTGCTTGGCCGCGTTGGGGAAGCGTTTACCGATCGCGTCCGAGGCCTCGGCGATCACGTCGAGGAACGGTCGGAAGGCTCCCTTAGCGTCAGTGATGTTCACGCCCAGCTTCTTGAAGTGCGACGCGTTCTGCCCCATGTGCACCAGGGCCGCCGACACCGACGACGCCGCCACGCTCATGTCGACTCCGGTGTTGCGCACCAGTCCCCCGGCGATCAGCATCTCGTCCAGGCCCGCCTTCGTGATCCCAGCTCCGCGGCCGATGGTGCCCATGAAGATCTCGAGCTCGTTCGCCTGGAAGTGCGTGATGTGGCCGATGTGCAGCAGCTTGTCCGCGACCGCACCCGCTTGATCCACGTTGAGCCCGAAAACCTTGAGGGCCGCCGACATCGCGATGGTGCTCGCCTCCACCCCGATGCCGCCGCCGGTCGCCAGATTTAGCGCCGGCAACAGGGCCGCGATGCTGTCGCGTGCGTTCAGCCCCTGGCTGGCCAGGATCTTGAGCCCCTCGGCCGCTTCCTTCGGGCTGAACTGCGTGGCCATGCCCGCCTCGATGCTCGCCCTGCGCAGCAACTCCATGCTCGCCGTAGACGCGCGGGAAATCAGCCCGACGCGCATCAGGACCGACTCGAACTCTCCTGCGGACGCGGCCAGCCCCGCGAACCCGTGCATACCCTCGGCGCCCACCCCGAACAACGCGCCCCCGACGGCCATCTGCCCCAGCGCCTTCTTCGCCGCGTCCACCGACTTCGACGTGCCGCTGATGGCCTTGTCCAGCTCGTGGAACCCGGAGACTGCCGACGAGGGGTCGGCACTGAGGGTGATCCCCAGGCCGAGGTTCCCGCCGCCGTTGAGGCTCATGGCTCCGAGGGTAGGCCGTCGCCGTCGGAGCGTTCAGGGCGCTTCAGCACCCCCGCCGCCTCCAGGAACTCACCCAGCCGCTGGCGCCAGTCGTGAGCCTCTTCCCACTCCATGGCATCGATCTCGGCGAACGATAGGCCCAGACCGCAGCCATGCCGCAGCGCCCGCAGGTCGAACTTGAGGTCGCGGATCTCCCGGAGCGTGATCAGCGGCCGGGCGAGGTCGAACCCTTCTTCCTCACCAGCCTCGTCCAATTCTCGGCGAAAGGGATGTCGATGGGCACCACCCGGTTGCAAAACTCGCACTGCACCTCGATGCCGAGTTCCACCCCGCAGTCGGCGGCATCGCGGACGGCGATGAACCTCTCCACTTCGCCGTCGTCGAGATCGTGTGCCCATTTGGTGAGGGCCTCGAACTTGGTCCCGACGCCCTCGACCTCGATGAGCCGCTCGGCCATCCCCTCCGAGAGCGTGCGCTTCCGGCCCCGCGAGCGTCCCTCGACCTCGGCCTCGAGTTCCCCGGTCAACAGCCGGAACGCCACCCGCTTCCCATCCACGGTGGTCTCGAAGCGGTTGCCGGCCATGAACGTCGTCTTCGAGGCCTCCGGCAGCATCTGCACGACCAGCGCGTCGAGCATGGATTCCCACTGCTGGAGCTTTGGGTTGACCTGGCGGCAGCCCTGGTCATCACACTGGAACTGGAACTCCAACTTCCGTCCCGAGCGCAGGATCCACATCTGGATCCAGGAGTACAGGCGATCTCCGGCCAGTACCTTCCCCCAGTGCAAGGGCTCAGGGTAGATGGCCTTGTCGTCGGTGCGGAGCCAGCAACTGTTGAGCAGGTCGGTCAGCGCCCGCGCGAAGTTGCGGCGCGCGGTCTCAGCGAACTGCTCGAGGTCCCCGATCTTGGCGGTGCGGATCTCTCCGGCGAGCCCGGAGGGGCAGACGATGACGGCGCTGGGCATCGACTCCTCCTACAGAAACGCCGACGCCCTGGACGGACGCCGGCGCGGATTGCGACAGCGCAGGGCTACCGCTGCGTGAGGTCGGCGCCCATGTGCTTGATCGTGATCGTCTCGATCACGACGTCGCCGGGCTTGCTCTCCTTGTCCGACTCGCTGTAGCCGACGACCTTGCAGCGGTGGTAGGTGTCCGCGAACAGGACGTCGCCGTTGAGGTCGAGCGTCTGGAGGGTGGCCTCCTTCTCGATGTCCTCGGCCCGGTAGCGCCCGCTGCGGCACTGCGTGGCCCAGTCGCGCACCGAGTGGTCGATGGTGCGTCCGCGCTCGATCTTGATGTCCTCCCACTTGTTGACCGTGGGGAGCTGCGCCACCGGATCGGGGTTGCCGCCCTCGTAGAACTCGGCGGTCTCGGTCGTACCGCCGAGGCCGCTGATCTTCCGCCACCGCTCGATGACGCCGACGCCGTGGATGATCAGCCGGGCCTTGGCGGGGCTGACGAACTTCTTGGGACTTCCGTTGATGGCCATGGCTCACTCCCTCGCCGTCGGTTACGGCGCGACCGAGGCGTCGTACGCCCGGGTGTCCTTGGCGATCTCGATGTCGCCGTAGAGGATCGGGTCGTTGGTCGCGAGCCCGATGTAGCCCTTGAGCTTGTTCTGCCGGACGACGTCCGGGGTGTTGAGCCCGGCGCCGAAGTCGACCACGTACGCCGTGGCCGGGTCCTTGCTCTTGAAGCAGCCGGCCGCGCACTGCGGCCGCAGGAACATGTCGACCACTTGGCGGGCCTGCTCGCGCGTGACCTCGTCGTTGTCCATGTGGCGCACGATGTCGAGGCCCTGCTCGACCTCCTTCGCCACGTACTGGGCGCCGAGTTGCTCGCCGACGGTCGCGAAGTCCTTGCTGGTTCCGCGCTTCGCGGTGAGCTCGCCGTCGACGTAGTAGGGGCCCACCTTGTCCTTGCGCAGCGGGTTGATCCGCTTGGGGAACACGAGGTTGCGCGTGGTCTTCTGGCAGACCGCGTGCGGCTGCTTGCGCTCGTCGTCCTCGCCCTCGAACCCGACGACGGACCGAAGCGGCCAGGAGATGCCCGCGGGCTGCGTGAACTTGCCCTTGGGCGACTCGGCCGCAACCCGCGCGCACAGTCCGGCCAGCAGCCCCGACGGGGGGACCGAGATGGAGAGGCCGGTGCCGAAGGTGACCGGGTCGGGGTTGGTGATGCGCGGCCGCGGCCAGTACATCGCGATCTTGAACGACAGGCCGTAGAGCGACGCGGTCGTGACCCAGTAGGTGACCATCTGGGCCGCCGTCTGCGAGGCCGCGGGATCGAGGATGGCGAGCGTCTGGCCGCCCCAGTCGGTCTCGCAGTAGGTGACCAGCGCGTTCTGGACGGTCGTAGTCGCGCGGCCGGGGACGATGAGGATGTCCAGCGTCTGCAGCGCGTCGAAGGCGTAGAGGCCGATGCCGGCGGTCTTGCTTCCGGTGTAGTCGAGGTCCACGAGCCCGGAGAGGCCATCGTCGCCGCTGGCCATGTAGGCCGACAGGCCGTTCACCGGACGCTTCTGCAGCGCCGCGACCAGCACGTCCTGGTCGGTGACGGCGATGTAGTCGGAGCCGGCGGTCGCGTGGTTGATGACGGTCTCGACGTAGGACACGGCGTCAGTCGAGTCCATCGTGAGGTTCTTCCAGTGCTCGACCACCACGCCCGAGAGCTCCACCTTGAGATCGAAGCAGGCGGCCTCGCCGTTGGTGGCGTCCGCGACGCGGATCTTGATGCTGTTGGCGTAGGAGCCGTGGGTCTTGCCGTCGACCTTGAGCGTGTCGAACAGGAACGTGCCGACCCCGCCCGAGCGCAGCATGACCGTGGCGGCCGCGCTCGCGGCGACGTCCCCGTTCCGGTGCACGATGCGGTTGATGTAGAGCTCGGGGCTGGCATCGCCGCGCTCGGCGAAGCAGTTCCACACCGCGAGCGCGACATCGGCATTGGCCGTGAACCCGCCGTAGGTCTTCAGATACTCCGCCCACGACGAGACCAGGCGCGCGCCGAAGGGCCCGCGCTCGGTGACGCCGGCGATGCCGATGACGTGGGCGTTGCGGGCGGCGATGTTCGGGATTCCCCCGGAGGAGAACCGGACTTTCATCTCGCTGCTGAGGTCGGAAGCCATGTGCTCCTCCTGCTCCTACGGCACGCGGCGGATGTCGCCGCGCTTGATGGCCGAGGCGATGCTCGGGGCGGTCAGGATGGCGTTCGGGAGTCCCCCGCGGCTCTCACGCGCCAGCAGCGTCAGCACTGGCGGCGCCGTCTTCTCGGCCACCTTCATGCCGGCTGCCGGGGTCCGCACGAAGACGCGCGTCTCGACGACCGTGCATTCGCAGCGCCCGAGGGCCTTGCAGTAGTGCTCGTGGTCGAGGTTGTAGGCCTGCATGGAGCGCAGGCGGTGCTGCAGCGTCACCGACATCAGGCGACCTCCGTGCGTTCGCTCGTCGTCTCGAGGGTCTCGACCGCGTGGCCCTTGCGGTACAGCAGGTCGTTGGCGACTCCCGGCAGCCCCTCGAAGGGCACGCCCTTGAGCGCGAACGAGCCACGGAAGCTGCGGAGGTCGTCGAGGTTCGGCAGCCCGTCGGCGTCGGGGTCGGCGAGTAGCTCGAGCTCGAACTCGGCATCGCCGGCGGTCGCGTCCGTCGGGTCCTTCGCCACGACGAGATAGGGATTGCGGCGGAAGAACTCGACGACCTGGGCGCTGAGGTTGAGGCCCTGGGTCATCGCGGCCTCTCCTCCGGTAGCGATGACGATATCGAACTCGAGGTCCTTCACCGGCGCCGGCCGGTAGTCCTTCCAGTCGCTCCCGGACTGGACCTTCAGCGCCGACGACGACTGCCGCACGTCCGTGCTACTGAGGCGCGGGCCAATCAGCGTCAGGGACGGGAGCGTGGGCTCCGGCGTCTCCTGCGCGTCGTCCGAGGCATCGTCGTCCCAGTCGGTCTCGGTCGTGAGCACCGTCTCCTGGCACACCTGGCGCTTGAACTCCTGGATCAGCGCCTTGATTACCCGGGCGTAGTCGGAGTCGACCGCCAGCGACGGCAGCGAGTACGAGTAGGCCGCCAGCTTCGTGACGCTCTCGGTCGGAACGGGGACTCCAGCGGAGTCGAGGTTCGTGACGATGATGTCGGCGGCGAGTGCCGCGTTGTCCTCGCCGTGGTCCCCTACGGGAGCGAGGAACGACAGGTGCGTGGAGAGGTCGACCTCGACGCGCGTTGCCGGGCGCGTGACCACCGTCGACACACCCTTGCGCACCACCGTCTGCCGGAACTGCACGCGCACGCGGGGAGCCGGAACGGGCGCCGGGAACGTCGTCGGCGCCGGAGGCATCGCGAAGCCGGTGCCCGTGATCTCCACGTACGTCCGTCCCCCGGTGGGACCGGAGGTCGGGGTCACGGCGGAGACGGTCGGAACGGCCATGCACGCAGGATCGGAGGCACCGTCCCGTGCGTTCAGTTCGGGTAGCCTACGGCATGGGTATCAGTGGCAGCGCCGCCACTAGCCGCTTGGCGATGCGCTTCATGGTGGTCAAGTCGTCGCCGTAGAGGGCCCGGAACACGGGCCGGACGAACGGACGGGCCGGGATGCGGATCGTTAGCACCCCCCCTCCGCCCTTGGCCGTCTTGACCGTCCCGATCGTGCGGAACATCGCGTGCAGGAACGCGCGCTGTTTCTTCGACATCCTCACGGCCTTGGGCCCGCCCCCGAACTCGTGGATCCGTGCGACGTTGAACAGGCTCTTGCCGTCCTTGGTCTTCGCCGTGCGCAGGATGCCGATGAACGACGTGTCGCCTTTGTGGATCGCGCGGATGCTGCCGATTAAGTCGCCGCCACCGACGAGGGCCTTGTCGTTGATGCCCTTCCGCATCGCCTGGGCGATGGCCTTGCCACTCGTGCTGACACGCGCGCGCCCGATGGCCGACTGCAGCTTCTGGTAGCGCGAGGCGGCAGTCCCGAACTTGTTGCGCGAGACGTACATTCCCGCGTGGCGGGCCGCGGTGAGCCCTCTCTCCTTCTCCGCCGCCTTCGTCCGCAGCCCCGCGATCTTCTTCCGGCCGGCCGCGAGCGCTCCACCCGCGGCCTGCGCCCGGCGGAAGGCCAACGTCGAGGCCGCCAACGCCTTGAAGCGCTCACCCCCTGGCGCCTGAGCGATGATCCCTTCGACCATCGCGGTTCTGACGTCCTCCGCCTCCTGGCGGACCACCGTGCGCAGCGCCTCCCTGATGTCCCGCGGGAACGCCTGAGCGATGCGCTCGGCGAGCCCCCAGTCCCCGGTCTTGATGACCAGGACGTTCACCGCCTACCCCTTGACGCTCGGATCACGGCACTTGAAGGTCACAAGCAGGAGGTTTCGCCTCGACCCCAGTCCGAATGAAGCCGGTTGGACGTCGATGGCGTAGAGGCCCGGGGCCTTGATGGTCTGCTCGAGCGTCCCGTTCGGTCGGTAGATGGCCGTGAGTCGAGCGTGCAGCTTGATCTCGGCGGTCTTCGTGCTGTCGTCCACGAGGCCGGCGCGCTCGAGGTCCGCGAAGTGGAAGCAGAGCACGACGTGGTTCTCGGTGGCGTTCCCGCTCAGGAGCGCCACGAGCGCCCCGTAGGTGTTGATCTCGACCTGGCAGCGCACGAGAATCGGAGCCTGCTCCTGGAGCGCGCTCTGCCCCTTCCACGAGCCATCGGAGGTACGCCTGGGCTCCCGGAAGTCGTCGTCGTAGCCGTTGGCAGCGGCCGTGGCCGAGGTGTCGAGCCGGTGGAGCTCGGCCAACATCGGGTGCAGGAGTTTCCCGCGCACCGCTACACCCCCGCGGCGAGCGAGATCCGGCGATAGGCGTCCAAGAGCCGGTCGACGTCTGGGTCCCCGGTGAAGCTACCAGCTACGCGCGGGGCCAGGCCGACTTGCTGGTCGCGCGTGCGGTCGCTCACGACTCTCCACCGCTGCTGCCGGTCCTCGCGCGTGTCGACGTCCCCACTCATCGTCGGGAATTCGCGCATGACCAACAGTTTGCAGGCGTGCTGGATCATCGCTGGGGTCACGCCCACCACGGACCCATCGGGGTCGGTGTACCCGAACACTCCGGTCACGTCGACGATGCGCAGGCCCTGCGAGAAGTTGCTCGAGAACTCCAGCCAAGCGAGCCCGTAGCTCCAGTACGAGAGCAGCCACTCGATCTTCGGGATCTCGCGGTCGTCGGGCGTGGTGAGGCCCTCGAGATGGCGGTTGTAGACCTTGATGTCGGTGAGCGCGACCGGGGTGTCCGCGATGGCAATCGAGGTGAGCGCCACGATTGGCTGCGGCATAGCCAGTACGCGTCGGATGGTCCCGTCGACCACACGGGGGGAGAACCACTGTCGGGCGTCGAGCTGGAACGTCTGGACCCGCGGCTCGAACCACCGGACGCAGTAGCGCTCGATCATCTGCGTCGCAAGCTGGATGACGTTCGCGAGTCGCTGGTCACCAGCCTCCGTCGTCGTGAGCCCTTCGTCACGGAGATCGGACGGCAGGCAGTAGCCCCAGGATCTACCGGTCGCGACGACGTCGAACTCCTCGGACGTCTCGTAGTCCGTTCCGCCCGCGGTCAGCTTCCAGTACCACGTGATTCGATGACGCCCGCGCGGCCAGAGCGTGGTGCCCGCGTCGACCGGAGCCCAGGCCGTGCGGTAGTGACCGGCGCCGACCTTGTCGGCAACGACGTCAAGCACGGAGCGCGCTCCGGACACCGGGTACACCTGCTCCGGCACAGCCTTCCTCGCGTCGGTGGAGATGTCGAAGATGGTGAATTCGACGGAGTAGGCGTCGGCAGGAACCCCGGGCGTTCCGGTGTAGCAGTCGAGATACTGGTAGCTGCGGGTTCGGGCCAGCGCCGGCATGATCCGAGGCTACGGCTGGCGCTCGGGAGCGTTCAGGTAGGGGCGCCCATCCGTCGACGGTAGCGTCCCTTCGTGGGCTCCGGTTGCGCCTCACCGTGCACGGCGGTGAGGGCCGCGCGACTCGCGGCCTCAGCAGCCTCGCGCGCAGCCTGGGCCTCCGGCGTGTCCGTGGGGTCGGGGGTGTCGTCGAGCGGCTGCTCCGCGTCCTGAGACGCCGCCTGCGGGGCCTGCTCGGTGTCCACCGGGGGTTGCTCTTCCTCACGGACCGGGGGCTCCTCCGGGAGCCCAGGGGGCTCCTTGTCGCCGTACGGCCGGATGCCCGCGGTCGCCTTCGCCTGCTCCTCGGCCACGATCTTCTCGGCAACCCCGGGGTAGACATAGCCGGCCGCGCGCACCTCCTCGAGCGTGGGCGGGACCGGGAGCTTCAGGGCCTTCGGCGGAGCGAGATCGGAACTCGTGATCGGGCTTGGGGATGGCTTCGAGGCCCTCAGCTTCGCCGTCTGCTCCGGAGGCACCGCGGACGGAGCTGCCTGACCCCCGGGTCCCTCAGCGCTGCCCTCCCAGACCTCGAAGGCCAGTGGAGAGGTGGGGTCGGACTCGACCTCATGGTAGGCCCTGAGGAACGCGGCCTGGGCGCCCGTGACGGGCTCGGCCGGACCCCCGGCCTCGAACCTGATGCTCTGGTACGTGCACGTGAGCAGGGGGAAGCCCTGCCGTGGGGCCCGCGGCTTCAGACGAGCGAAGATGGACATGGTGGCGCTCCTGTGTGAAGGGACTACCGCGCTGACGCACCACTCGGCGGTTAGCCGAGGACGTGCTTGACGCGGTAGGAGGTGCTGCGCTGCGTCTGCGTGTAGAAGGTTCCGACGAGCTTCAGGTACACCAGCGCGACGTTGTACCACGGCACGCCGGCGCCGACCGCGGCCTGCACGGTGTCATCCGTCGGGATGACCTCGGCGCCGATGACGCCGGCGGCGCCGACGACCGACACCAGACTCAGCACCCCGCTCACGTCCTTGACCACGATGCGTGCGTAGGCGCCCTGGCCGGAGACGATCAGCGCCGCGCCGTGGTAGACGTCGAAGTCGGCGTGGGCATCGAACTGCTCGGAATGGCCGGCGGGGTTGAAGATGACCTCTCCGGGGCTGAGGTTGACGTTCAGGTCCGTCGCGCTCGACGTGGTGGTCGGGGTGTACGCGAGCAGGCCCTGGACGGCGAGGTCGTCCGCGAGGTCCCGCTGGACCGGCCCCGGGTTGGGGTTTCCCACACTGCCGATGGTCGCCATGACTGCCTCCGACCTACTGGCTGAGGATGAGGAAGAAGAACGTCACGCCGTCCAGCGCGGTCGTGGCGTCGATCTCGGTTCCGGGAGCCTTGTTCGCGGAGCCGGTGCCGTACACCTTGACCAGGTCGGTGGCGACCACGTACTCGGCGCGGTAGCCTCCGGCCGCCATGCAGAGCGCCGAGAGGATCACGCGGCCGTCCAGGGTCAGCGCCTGGAGCGCGGCCAGCAGCCCGGAGTTGCCGCCGGTGTTGTAGCCGCCGGCGATGGCCGTGGCTCCGGGGAAACTGACGACGTCGAGGAAGGGCTTGCCGGCGCCCCCGCCGAGGTGCGCGACGCGCGTGACGGTTCCGATGGTGTTGGCCATGTTCCCTCTCCAGTCTCTAGACGCCGTTGCAGTAGCGTCTGTTGTGCTACCTCAGCGGCCCCGTACCAGCAGCCGTGGTCGCGACTACGCGACCTTGACGCCCGTCATCTTCGCGACGCCGAGCTCGTCGCTGTACTTCACGTCCCAGCGGCAGCGCACGATCAGGTAGGTCACGCCCGCGGGCACGTCCTCCCAGAGCTTCATCTCCACCGTGCGCCAGAACCCGAAGAGGATCGCCTTCGGGTTGCAGAGGATGATGTTCGAGGTGTTGGCCCCGCCGATGTTGTCGCGGATCTTCGCCAGCTTCTCGAACGCGATGCCCTCGCAGTACGCGGGGGCCACGCTCTGGTGCGAGACGATGGAGGTCGTGGCGAGGTCGAGCAGGGTGTCGCGCCACGCGCGCTCCATGCGCGGGGACACGAGGTAGCGCAGGAGCGACAGGTCCTGCGTGTACTCGTTGGCGAGCGCGTCGACCATGCTCTTAAGCAGCACCTTGTTGACCTTCACCCCACCGGCGGCGATGACGTGCGTGTGCGCCTGGTCGAGCAGGCCGCTCATCTTCGCCAGATCGGGATCCGTGCTCGACAGGACGCTGTCGAGAGCGATCTCCTCGATGTCGCGCGCGATGGCCTTGGTGCCTTCGGTCATGAGGTGGTCGGGGAGCCGGCCGCCCTCGATGTTGTCCTCGAGCACCTCGGTCGTGAGCGGGATGAACGCCTTGAAGAGCTGCGCGTCCAGCTCGACGTACGACCAGGTCGGCTTTCCAGCGCTCGCCGCGGGGAGCGCCTGACCCTCGGCGCCCGCGTGCAGGATGCGGTTGCCGTACTTGAACTGCGGCACCTGCTCCTTCATCGCCTTCATCGGGTGCACGGTCGCGACCTGCATGATGCGCGACTGCTCGATGACTTTGACCTGGAACTGCGCGGCGCGGAACGGCGGGAGCGTGCCGTCCTGAGCCAGGAGATCCGCCGTCATGATCTCGTTGGCCTTCTGGATGACCTTCCTGTTGTCGGTTGCCATGGGCGGGTCCTTTCCCCTTACTGTCCGCGTTCGAAGCGCGGGTCCTTGCGCAGCAGTGCTTCCCGAACCTTGGGGTCGGCGATGTCGGCCGGCCACACGAACGGCGGCGGATCGGGCGGAGGCCCGTCGACCGGAATCGCGTTGGAGGCGCCGTGGTTCTTGCGGAGGCGTTCGAGTTCTTGCTCTTGGGCGCGCGCCCGCTTCTGCAGCTCGCCCATCGCGATCTCGAGTCCGGTCGGCTCGGTCGTCCCCGCCGGCTTCGGCACCGGCGGAGCCGTCACCTCGGCGACGAGGTCCTTCACGAGCTCGTGCATCGCGGACACCGCGGCCCACATGCGCGCGAGCTGCTCCGCCTTCGCGCGCTTGCTCTTCTCGACCTCAGCCGGGTCGGGCGCGGGCGGCGGGGAAGGAACCGGAGGCCTGCCGTCGGCGGCTGGGGGCGCCCCCTTCGCAGCCGGCTCGGGCTCGAAGGTCGTGACCTCCTCGACCTCGGTGGCGGTGCCGAACTTGAAGTCCTCTCCCGTGCGCGTGTACGGCAGGCTGAGGAGGGTCTCGTCCGCGTCCCACCCCTGCTGCACGACCACGTGGTCCTCGTAGATCGCCCGGATCCACACGCGGCGGCTGTCGATGTTTCCGGGGTTGAGCAGCGCGCACAGCGCCTCGCACATGTCCTCGCGGAACTCCTCGAGCGACTCGTCCGGAGCGAGCGCTACCGCCTTCACGACCATCGGAGGGTCGGGGCGAACGGGAGTAGGGGGGACGGGCGCCGTGGGAGGTGCCGGAGGCTGCAACTCTGCGCCGTCCGCCGCGCGCTTCGCGATCAGCCAGCGCTTGTTGTTGGCGCCGCGGTCCACGAACGCGATCGAGTGGATGACCATGTCGTGGAGGTGCGTCTTCGGCTTGTTCGTGTCGCCCGGCATCGTTCTGTCCCGCAGGATCAAAGGCCCCGCTGTGCGCGTTCAGTTCAGGTCGCTACGCCGCGGCCTGCTGCTGCTCCTCATCCGCGAGCGGCGTGCGAACACCGTCACCCTCGATGGACCAGGTGGTGACGGCACCGGACTTAATGGCGCCCCAGAGCTCGGGCTGCTCGCGTTCGTCGATCTCGGCGCCCACGAGCCACGAGCCCTTGACGACCTTCTGGCCGCCGTACTCGAACTCGACCGGCGTGATCCAGTTGTCGAGGATCGCGACGCCCTTGCCGATGTCCATGGCGTGCATCAGGTTGACCTGCTGCGACTTCATGAACGTGCGGCGGGCCTCCCAGACGTCGGCCTCGGTGTACGTGTCCTTCTGGGTGTCGTCCGGAGGGTTCGGCTCGAGCACGACCGAGAGCACGTAGTGGATGGGGTTCTCGGCTGCGGCGGCGTCCGCGGCCTTGAGAACTCGTCCCGTGAGCTCGAAGACGTCCCGCTTCTTCGCGTTGATCTGCGCCAGCAGCTTCTTCGCCTTCGCGCTGCAGGAGTCCTTGACCGACTGCGGCAGATCCGATTGCGGGATCCGGGAGAGCGCGTCCACGACGTGCGGCTTGTCGAGCGCTCCGGCGGCGTCCCGCACGGGGAAGTGGCGCAGGGAGCGAGGCTTCGTCTTGCCCTCGTCGTCCTTTTCGCCACCGGACTCGATGTGGAGGAAAGCGCTGTCGGGGAGCTTGTTGATGTAGGCGGTCGTCCAGGCCGCCTTGTCGACGTCATCCGACGCCGCCGGCCCGATCTTCAGGCACGTCCCGTCGGGGAACTCGAGCTGTGCTTGCGTCGCCTGCTCGGCCATGGGACACCTACTTCCCGAAGTTCTGGATCGCCTCGCGGGCCTTCGGGTCGGCCATGTCCGCGGGGAACACGAAGCCCGCTCCCTTGGTCACGTCGGGGGCGGGCGCCGCGGGCGCCGCGGGCGCCGCGGGCGTCACGGGGGCGGCCGGCGTGGGGGCCGCGGCCGTGGGCGGGGACACCGCGGGGGGCGCGACCGGCGCGGGGGCGGTCGGCTCCTCGAACACGAGCACGTCACCCTTCTCGAGCTTGGCCTCGGCCGCGGTCTTCATCGCGACGAACGCGGCGTCGAGGGCCACGGCGCGCTTCTGCGCGATCTCGGGCGCATCCTTCGCGAGCTTGCCGACCTGCTCACCGACGTACTTCACGAACTCCTCCGGCGTCATCGCCACCGGAACCGGCGGGTTCAGGGCGTTCTTGATGGCGGCCTGCAGCGCGTCGAGCTTCTTGCTGTCGATGGGCATCTCTTGCCTCTCGGTTGTCGCGGCGCGTGGCCGCAGTCGTGAGGCAAGGATCGAAGGCGCGGGGAACTGCGTTCAGTTCAGGTTCTACGTGAGGGTCACGATGATGCTTCGGCAGGTTCGATGGAGCGGAGGAATCGACATCCCGGATGACTCCAGGTCCCCGTCCGACATGCGGGCCTTGAACTCGCCTCGGTCGTCAGCGCGCCCGATTCCAGAACGGATCACGTCCGCTACGACTTGGCGCGAACCGTCGGGCTTGTTGAAGTAGAGGATTGAATCCCCGTCAGCGTCCTTGCCTCTCTCCACCCATGGCTGGAGGTAGCGGATCTGCTCAGGTTCGGAGGCGCTCGTCACGCGCTGCAACGTCTCCATCGCGCGTGCGGTTGACCACGTCTTGCCGTCGAGGAATCTGCAAATGTCGGTCGTCTTCATGTCGAGTACGGCCCTGAACATGAAGCGCTCGATCTTCGCTTCCGCGAACGCAGACACCTGCGTTCCAGCCCGCGCGCGCCCGACGAAGGCTGAGGCCACCACGCGCCAGTAGGCGTCGGTGCGCGCCAACTCCGCGGCGCCGGTCATGCGTGACAGGTTGCTCGCGATGTCCGTTCTCCCGAGCCCCTCCTCGAGTCCGCGCGCCACCGTGACTCGGGCCCGCTCCGACCATGCGACAGAGCGCCGCCCGTAGGCGTCGGTCACAAACGCGGCCTGGCTCTTCACCACGTGCTCTGCGATGTTCCTGTCGGTCTGCGACAGAGTCGCCTCGATATCGAGATCGAACCGGCGCACGGTGGCCGCCTTGGAGTTGGCCGCGACCTTCGGGCCCTGCAGTTCGAACGCCTGCTGAACGTGCGGGAGCGCCCCGCGCTTGGCGGCGTCGAGCGCGATGGTGCTGGCCTTGATCGCCTGCTCTCGCGCGGTCGCCGACAACTCCGCCCAGTTCACGTCGAGTTCCTGGAGCGCGGCCTTGAGCGCAGCCTGCTCGGTAGGCTTGGCCTTGCCGGTGAGGCGCTGCGCCAGCCGCTCGACGAGGACGAGGAAGTCCCGCGGGTCCAGCGGGTCGAGCGCCTTCACCAGGTGCGCGAAGCCGACGGCCTTGAGGATGTCGTCCACGGCGTCCAGCCCGCAGCAGCAGGTCTCAGCGTCCAGGTGCATCGTCGGCCTCGACCACGAACTCGCTCTCATAGAGGAACAGCACCCGTCGGCAGGCGTTGCACGGGAGCCCGGGAACCATCGCGACTAGGTGGCCGTCGCGCTCAGCGAACGTCTGGTCGTCCCCGATCGCGCGCACCACGTTGACCATGCCGCAGCACGGGCAGGTGACGTAGTAGCCGATCAGCGGGCCGGTTCCGAGCGGCAGCCGCTTGACCGAGCCCGGCAGCATCCCGAAGGCGCAGACCTCGTGATTCGTGATCTGCTGAGCCCGGATGCGCACGGGTGCCTCCCCTACGCCGTTTCTGGGATGGTGGTCCCGTGCCACTCAGCGGCCAGTCGCTCAACCCTCTCGCTCTCGTCGCTCGCCTTGCGCATGACGGTGACGACGAGCGTGCTGATGCTTCCTCGTGCGGTCTCGGCGAGGTGTTCTGGCTCCTGGCAGTGCAGGTCGCGGAGGAAGCGGGCCATGCTGAAGCTGTCGGGGAACCTGAACTGGGAACGGCGCAGCGGATCGGACGGCATCAGTCCTCCTGGGGATGATCGGCATCGAAGGCCGCGGTGGAGTGCTGACGGGCCTCCTCGAGCATCGCGTTCCGCACCTCGACGAGGGCCCGTACAGTGGCCGGGACGTCGATGGCGCCCTTGGCGGCCGGGACCTCCGGGGGCACGGACGGTGCCTGCGGGGCCTCCGGTGGCTTCGGTTCTTTCGGAGGTAGCGGCAGCCCACCCGGCGCCGAAGGGAGCGCCGTTTCGCCGACTGCGCCGGGGGGCCACCTGAGAAGCAACGGGAGCGGCTGGCTCGCCCAGTCCTGGTGAATCTCGGGGAGCGGGCGGTTGAAGACGTCGGCGCCGAGTGCGCGTGCCTCGTTGACCGTGAGCAGGCCGGCGGTGACCGCCTTCCCCAGCAGTTCGGCGACCGCGGCGGAGTCGCGCGGCATCGGACCGTTGCTGACGAAGCGCCAGAACCGGATCCCCATGTCCGCGAACAGCTTGCGGTTCATCCAGTCGTCGAACTCCTGCCGCTCGGGGGCGAAAACCTGGGCCTCGGCGAAGACGAGCGAGGCGTCGGCGCTCGCGCGGTTCACGTCCTGGATGTCGCCGCGGAGCATGCGCGGGAGCCGGGCCGTCATCCCGTTCTTGTCCATGCAGCGGATGTCGTAGTTGCCGAAGATCGCGTCCTTCATCTGCGCGTCGGTGAGCGGCTGCGCGTGGATGGTGACGCGGCTGGTCTGGCTTCCGGCGTTTTGTGCCGCGGCCCCGACGACGAGGACGCGGTGGAAGTTCTTCTTCCCCTTGATCGTGTTGGTGACGGCCTCTTCAAGGCTGCGCTGCGTCTCGTCGACCGACTTCTGATCAGCTCCTGCGATCATGAGCAGCAGCGGAGGCACGGCCTTGTTTTCGAAGTAGTTCTCGACGACTTCCTCGGACTCGCGGAGCCCGAGCATGGTGACGATGTTCCCCGAGTAGCGGGTGATGCCGTAGGAGTCGGCCGTGCGCGACCCATGGGTCTTGAAGTGCACGAGCTCGGTGGCGGGGCCGTCGTCGGACGCGAACACCGGCTTGCCCTGCTCGTCCAGCGGCACCACCTGCCCGGTCTTCCACGAGATCGGGCGCGTGTCCCCGAACGACTTGAAGTAGATGACGCTCGCCCCGAAGACCTGGACATAGCGGCGCAGGTAGCGCTTGGTCTCGACCTCGCCGTACTCGAAGGGCGAGACCTTGATCCGCACCCTGATTGCGACGCGGTCGCCGTTGTACGGCAGCAGCCGCACCGTGTGCGAGGGCACGTTGAGCAGCTCGGCCACTTCGCCCGCCCCGTTGCGGATCACCTCCCAGTAGGCGTTTCCGGTGATCTCCTGGTCCTGGCACATGCGGCGACGCAGGACCACGAACGAGTGGTCGAGGCAGGCGTACTCAAGGAACGTCTCGAGGCGCACCTTCTCGCGGCGCATGTCGCGGGCGAGTTGCTCGCGGTAGGTCTTCACATCCTCGGGCGTCGGCTCCTGGCCCGTGGCGTCCGTGAGCGCGTCCTTGATCTTCTGGTCAGCGTCATCGGCAGCGAGATCGATGACGGGCTCCAGCCGGTGGCCAAAGCCATGGATGTTGGTCGCGTAGGAGTCCACGCACTGGCGCCAGGCCGAGGAGTGCTCGAATAGCCAACAGAGGAAGGCGGGGTCGTGCGGGGGCTCCAGGGCGCGGGCGTCGTTGAAGATGCCGCTGATGATCGGGTCGGTCTGGGAGATCTGGTTCGAGGTTCCGCGTGGCAGGAGGGGCTCGGCGGCCCCCGCGTCGGCCTTTCCGAGACCAGCGACCTTGATCACGATCTCGGTTCCGGGCGCGAGCTGCGCCTCGGACCCGGCTTCGTCTTCGCGCTCCATGCTCTACGGCTACAGCGGGGACGTGTCCGCGTTCGCTTCACCTGGGAAGAGCGCTCGGTTCCGGCACTCATAGTCGCGCATGAGGGCCAAGGTCTCAGGGGTCGGCCGCGGCAGCTTGCACTCTCCGGTTGGGCAGCCGCTGTGTCCAGCGTTCTCCAGCGGACAGCGCCGCGCCTCGAAGCAGGAGAGCTGCTCCGGCGTCCACGGCACGTTCGCGCGAGCCTGGCCCTGCAGCAGATGCCAGATGGCCTCGTGGCAGCGCCAGTTGCCGCCCTTCTCGCGGGAGATGTGCGAGTGCAGCGTGACGTGGGCCGCGGGGTCGGAGATGAAGCGGACGCCGTTGCGCCCCAACCGCTCGCTGAACTCAAAGTCTTCGTACGCGCAGCAAGCCGCGAACCGCTCCTCCCACCCCCCGAGCTCGATGGCGCGCGCCCGCGGGTAGGCCACGATGCCGCCGCACAGCGCCTGAGGATGCGGTGGCCCGCTCTGACGGTCGCCCGGAGCCCCGTAGGTGGGAGCCAGATACAGCCCCCGAGCCACATAGTCCACGACGTGCTTGAGCAGGTGGGAGTCGAAGCTCACGCAGTCGTCGAGGCCGAACACGATGTCACCGCGCGCAGCGGCGAGCGCGGTGTTGCGGGCGATGGACGGCGCAAACGTCCCGAGTGGCCACGGCGAAGTGTGCGGTCGCAGGAAGCGCACGCGGTCCCCGATCCACGCCAGCTCCGGCCTCGGCAGATCGTTGTCTCGGTCGACGATGATCAACTCGTAGTTGGTGAACACCTGGGCGCGCAGAGACTCAGCCAGCAATTCGTACTGACCGCGTTGCTTCTCGACGAGGGGGTGAGTGCTGCGGTTCGTGATGTAGGAGACGGTGAGGAACGCCACCCATCGAGAGATAGGCTGCGGAGGCGCTGCGGTTCAGGGTGCGATTCCCCACTCCGCGGCGATGGCGGACGCGGCACGGCGCACGTGATCGCGGCACGCTGTTTGAGCTTCTTCCACCGTCGTCCGATCAGGGGATGGGAGGTTGCCGTCGAGAGTGCGCGCGATGTCGGTGTTCGTGGACTCCGGGGGGAGGATGGTGTGGGCGACGGAGGTCCCCTCGAAGACCTTGCGGACCTTGGCGCTGTAGTCGAGCAGAACCGGATGCACTCCACAGCACGCCGCCATCACCCCGAGGTGGATGCGCCGGCAGAGGATGGTCGAGAGCGAGGACAACGCCGCGAACGAGCGCCTGGTCCCGTCCACCATGAAGGCGTCCGGCTCTCCGCGCATTAGAAGCGGCGTGAGGTGATTGAGGTCGTGGACGAATGCGGCCACGAGGCGGCTCGGGCGGTGCAGCCTGGAGCGCACGTCGATGATGCGCTCGGGATCGAGCGGCGCTAGGTTGTGGGCGGCGGGACCTTCGTTGATGCCGCACGCTCCAGAGTCGACAGCCTGGTCCAGCCGCCGCCAGCCAGCGAGCCAGCCAGTATCGGGACCCTCCTCCCCGCGGCGCCACGTGTAGGAGGAGACCTTGAGCACGTTCCGCAACGCGCGGCGGCCCTCGGGTGTCGGAGTGGCGTAGCGCGAATCGGCAGTCCCTGTCCCAAGGATCGCTATGGGACAGTCGGCCACGAGCAGCCGGTGAACGTAGGCCCCGCGCACCTCGTCGAGCAGTGTTCCGCATCCGGTGACCACCGCGTGCCAGGTGTTCATGTCGAGCCCGGCTTGTCCCGAGAGCGGAAGGACGTTGACCAGCACGTCGAGTTCGGAGAACGCCGCGAGTAGTTCGTCCCGGAGTAGAAGAAAGCCGTAGTCGTCTCCGAGGTTGCCGGTACCCATCTCACCGAGAATGGCGACGCGGCGGATCACGGCACCCTCGTCGCAACGAGGATCGCTTGCCCAGCCCACGACTCCGGCATCCACGCAGTCAGCTTCAGCCGCGCAAGCATCTGCAGCAGGTCGAGCGCCGAGAGGTGGTTGCGGAAGCCGACCCGGAACTCGGCGGGGACCGTCTCCGCCAGGCAGTAGGAGAAGATCGTGTACGTGGCCCACGTCGAGCAGACCCGCAGCGCGGCCTCGGGGTCGTCGATGTGCTCGAGAAGCCCAGAGAGCACGGCGTAGTCGAACTGCCCGGAGAGATTGGGGTAGAGGCCCTCGTTGAAGTCGGCGAGCACGACCTCCGGAGACGTAGGAACGCAGTCGACCGGAACGTACACGCCGCAGTGCACATGATCGCGCAGCGTCATCGCGCCGGCGCCCACGTCCACCACCGCGGAACCGGGAGTGATGAGCGCCGCGATCATCCGATTGCGCTCGTCCCAGTGCGGTTTTTCTCCCGCCACGCGGAGCCAGCGGTCGAGGTCAGTCTTCACGGACGGGCCTCGCGCACCGCGTCCACGAGGGCCAGGAGTTCAAGAACTCGCTGCGTCCAAAGGTGGTCGTGCCCAAGATCGGAAGCAGCGTCACGCATGGCCTGCGTCTCTCCGGGTTGCATGGCGAGGGCACCTTCGAGAGCAGCGTGTAGACCAGCCTCGCCGGACCACAGGATGCAATTGCGTCCATCGATCAGCCCCAGTCCCTCGCAGTCGGGGAACCTCTCGACGACCGGCACGCCGCCGCTGGCGAGAAGCCGGAACAGGCGGTCGCTCGTGTAGCGCGGGAGGTCATTGCGGGCCGAGATCGAGAGCGCCGCGCGCGCGGCCGAGTAGACGGCCGACTCCTGCGTGAGGGCGAGCGGGTTATGCCCGGTGGCGAGCCCTTCCCACCCGGAGCCGTAGACGCCGAAGCGCTCGGGACCAAGGCGGGCATCGAGGGAGCCGACATATCCGCGGCGCGTGGCGTGGACTTGGTGGGTCGCGTTCGCGAGCAGCACGACAGGAGGCACGTTGATGGCTGGGGCCGTCGGGTGGAAGACGGGAGGGTCGACAGCGATCTCGAAGAAGCCCGGATGTTGCACTCCGAGATCGGCGTAGACCGCCGGGTGCTCGGTGTTGACGACGAGGCCGGCGTCGCACACGCGCCCGAGGTCCACAAACCACCGCCTCTGCGGATCACGCGGCTCGTAGTGCTGATCGCCGTCCCAATTGCAGATCACGCACGACGGATCACAGAGTGGGCGGAGCCTCTCGATGTCGTGCGGCTCCAGAACTCCCGGTCCCTGCACCTGGATGAAGACCAGCGAGGGGCGAATGTCGCGCGCCTCCTGGAGTATCTCGGCGATGACCGTCTCTCGGGGGCGTCCGGGCCAGTACACCATGCGGTAGTCGCTGGCGATGGTGTCGAGGGAGAGTTGAGCGTGTGGACGATGCGGCCACATGGCGAGATGCAGGACTCGCTCCGTATGGCGCTTGGGCGCTGCCGGGGGATAGCAGCCCACCTCGGGACATAGTACGCGGGGCCAGTCAGAACAAGCAGCGCGCCTCATTGGCCGAACACGCAGTCAACGCAGGGTAGCTTGAGATTGGGAAGACGCGTCTCCCATCCAGAACTGAGCGCGGTGCTCTCGGCGTCGGGGAATCCGGTGGCGACACAGCACGGGAAGACGCGCCCCTGCGAGTAGATCGGGAAGTACTCACGTCCACACGGGTGCTCGTTGCCGTGGAACTTGAGGGCGATGTGCCGAAAGCCCTCGACCCGTAGCAGGTCCGGGACCTCCTGCCTGCACCACGCAATCGCCGCCTGCGTGATGGCGTTGGGGTAGTCCGTGACACGTATCAGATCGAAGCACCTCATCACGTCGGTGCCGTGCTCGACCACCTGATAGCCATTGGTGGCCACCTCCATGTACGGCGCGCGAAACAGCTCCCGGAACTCCCGCGCGATGCGTGCGAAGTCCGGGTGTGCCGTCGGCTCTCCGCCGCAGACGCAGAGTGGATACCCCTGTAGGTACCGAGCCGCGCGTTCGAGACTCGCCCACGACTCGTGCTCCCCGGGCCACTTGCGGGGCATCTGTTGGCAGCAGTCCGGACACTGGAGATTGCACGCGGTGGTGATCAGCATGTGGACGTGCACGATGGGGTTCACAGGTGCACCCGCGTCGAGTGCTTCGCGATGGCGTCGTAGACCGCAGACGAGAGCCGGCTGCGCGCGTGGACGTCGGCTCCAGCGTCGAGTCCGGTGAGCCGTGCCAACTCCACTGCTCCCATATTCCAGGTCCGCCAGTCCCAGCCTCCAGGGTGGCGCAGGTGGAAGGCGACGGGCTCATGTGGGAGGAACAGCGGATCTCCGGACTCTCGGATCATCCACGGGAGCCAGTAGTCCCACCACGGCTGGCCCAGGCTCAGGAAGGACTCGGCGTAGAGATGCGCGTGCCGCGGCGAGAGCAGGAACGCGTCGAATCCGGCCGGCTCCACGCAGGCATTTCCCCCGTCGGCGTCGTGGTGCACCTTGGCGAACATCGGCACGCCGACCTGGGCCAGTTCGGACAGGTGCGCCACCTGCTCCGCGGTCACGCGCAGCTCGTTGTCGGCGTTGATGATCAGCGCCGGCTCGTTCACGCTGGCGATCAGGTTGATGAACTGGTTGAGCGGCACCACGTGGCGGCCGTACTGCGCGAACCCCGTGTTCTCCACCTGGAGGACGTGGGCGCCGTAGCCGCTGACCGCCTCGGATTCCAACGGGTGGTTGAGCGACACCACTTGCAGCCCAGCTCGACGCCACGACTTCAGGCAGAATCGTTGCCGCTCGCCTGCGTCCGGCGACGGAGACAGCGAGGTCAGGGCGACGAGGCTCACTGGCCGACCATCTCCGTGTTCTCGAGGAGCACGTCGCCGTAGTCCTCGGGGCTCGGGAACACCTGCACCACGCGCCAGCCCGGAAGCAGCGCCAGGATCCCGTCGAGGTTCACCTGCCCCTCGTAGAGTTCCTTCCACGAGAACTCGGTGTAGAGGTAGCGCGTGCGCTTGAGCGTCTCGAGCCCGCCGCGGATCATGTCCGCCTCGGCCCCCTGCACGTCGGCCCACACGAAGTCAATGACGTCGATCCCGTGCTCACGGCAGTAGGTGTCGAGCGTCACCACCTGGACTCGGATGGGGTCGCCGAAGGTGACGGTGGGCCAGGACCGCAGGTGCTCCTTGGGGCGACGCAACGAGCCGGAGCAGGTCCAGTCCCACTCCCCGCGCTTCGCGCTTGGCGTGAACTCGGCCTCGCCGTCCCGCGCCCCGATCGCGGCGCGGTTGAAGACGACGTTGGGCAGCGTCGGTAGGTTGTTTCTCGGATCCGGCTCGAACGCGTGCACCGTGGCTCCGGGGAGCGCGGCGAGGGTCACGGTGTCGGTGCCGATGTGCGCTCCGATCTCGAAGACGACCCGCGGCGCCGCGTCCTTGAAGCGGGGTACGAGAAATTCCCAGATGTTGTTCAGCACTTCACGGCCTCCAGGTAGAGCGTCACGTGGTAGGACGAACTCGCGCAGTCCTCCAGGGCCGCGATCTCTGGGTAGTCGGTGAGCGCCCATGGACGCACCGCCGGGAATCCGGCGTCCTTGAGGTACTCGGTGAGCCACTCCTCGGTGAATACCTGCCGGTGCGCCTGCAGGGGGCTGTCGCTGGACTTGGCGTCCCCGTAGAGGTAGGCGTTGACGGCCTCGCGCGAGTAGCTCCGCTTGAAGGCGTTGTGGAAGATGCCCTCGAGCGAGATCGTCGCCAGCGTCAGCTTCCCGCCGGGGACTAGGATGCGATGCAAGTCGAGCAGGACTGCGGGGAGCTTGTCCGGGAAGACGTGCTCGATCACGTGGCTGGAGTACACCTGCGAGTACGCGGCGGTATCGAGAACCCAGAGGCCGCCGTGGATCTGGACGACGCGATTGACCCCTGGACCCGCGCGGCCGTCGACGTTCTCCCAGCCAGGTAGGATGCGATCGCCGCAGCCGAGATGCAGCCGCGTGGTCATCGGACGCGCCCGCCGAAGCGCATGGCATCCTCGCGGCTGTAGGCGCACTGGTCCGGCCGCCCGAACTGCGCCGTGAACAGGTCGGCCGTCCCGTTCGCGCAATAGTCCTGGACGTTGCGCTTCTTCATCTCGTCGGGGTGACCCGAGTCGTGAACGCGTAGTCCGACGCCGCGGCGCATCTCCCAGCCAAGGCGGTTCATCCAGAGTCCGAACACGGTGTCCGAGGCGTACGTCTTGAACCTGCGATCCCACCACGCCTTTCCCGTCGGATCTCCCTGCGCACGCGCGATGGCCATGCCGACCTCGAGCCGCGTGCAGTTGGTGTTGCCGTAGGGCAGTCCGGCCCACTCCTCGCAGACCCACCCAACGCGGCGGGTGTCCATCTCGAACGCGACGCCTCCGACGGCTGGCTCGGCTCTGAGGATCTCGACCGCGCGCTCGAAGATGGACGGGGGCGCTTGAGCGACGTTGTCGTCGTTCTGCGTGACGACCGCCTCAGGGCCGATGTCGACGGCTCGCGCGTAGCCGATGTTGAATGCGCGCACGGCTCCGTCGAGTCCGCCCTCGAGAATCTCCACGTCGGGTTGGTCCGCCATCCACGCGCGGCTGCCATCCGTAGAACCCCCATCGGCGATGAGGAACACGCGCGACAGCGAGCCACATGCGATCCGGAACGACTCGACCGCGCGCTGCAGCAGGGGCAGCCTCTGGTACGTGCCGAAGACGATGGCGAGGGTCGGCGGGCTGACGTCCGGCGCAGACGGCATGCCTACCGTGATATGACGGGCTGTCCCGCGCGTTCGCTTCGCCCTAGAGCATCGACGGCGGCATCCGCCCCTCGGGAGGCCGGTCGAATGGGTGCACGAGGTCCTCGGCCGTGGTCCGGGCCGCGCCGGCTCCGATCGCGCGCACGGTGACGGCGGCCCCTCCCATGCGAACCCCCTGTTGCCGCGCGTACTCTCGAGCCACCCAGGAGGCCATCACGAAGTCGCTCGTGTGCGTCAGCGGCTGGTAGTCGAGGAACCCCTGGAGCCAGGAGGCCACCGTCTCCGCCACCACGCCATCGCGGTTGGGGATGATCCAGCGGTTGCTTCGGAACTCGTGGGCCATGCCTTCGATGCCGAAGAACTGATGCGACTTATTGGAGCCCTGTGTCGAGTGCGGGATGATCGGGATGTCGGGCACGATCTTGCCGCAGCAGTCGATGAAGAGCTGGGCCGAGTTCTCCTCGACCACCACGATGCTCTTGTAGCGCACGTGGGTGTCGACGATCTTGTGAATGATCTCGGTCCCGTTCCACTTTCCGGACTCGATCATGAGCAAGCGGCGGGTTCCGTCTGGCTCGACGAGAATCGTGAACAGGACCGTGCGGTCCGAGAAGCGGCCCTGCGTCTGTGCCAGGTCCACGCCGGTCACCGTGAAGCTGTCTCGTGGGAGCGACTCCAGCCGGCGCCAGAGGTCGACGCCGTTCCCGCGCTTCAGGCAGCCGTCGAACATCTCCGGCTCGAAGTAGGCAGCGGACTCGCCGGTGTCCTCGCACAGGATCTGGCGCTTGAACTCGATGGGGCCGAGCTCGACCTTCTTCTCCTCGAGCGCCTCCATCGAGAACTTCTCCGGCCACGTGAGCCGTCCTCGGGCGTCGAGGAGGGGCGAGCGGATGACGTGCCACCCCCCGCGCCGCACCCAGCGATGGAACAGGTCGTCACTCTGGATCACGTTGCCGACGCCGACCAGACGGGTCTTGGGCCCAACGCGGCTCATGATCAGCGCGTTGAACCAGCCCTCCATCTCGTCGCGCATCTCGGGCGTGTTCGAGTTCACGCGGGTCAGGAGGTCGTCGATGATGATGCGGTCCGGCCGCGCGCCCTGGATGGCGCCGCCTTTCCCGAACACCTGGACCGAGGGGTCACGAGAGGAGATGCTGCGCTCGACCGTGATCGCCGTCTGGTCCCACTGGTCCCCCGGCTCGAGCCGATGGAACGTCCGGTCGTCGACGACCTCGCGCAGCGCGGGGCTGCCCTCGATGTACTGCTTGATCCCGCGGATGATCCGCTTCGCCTGCTTCTCCGCAGCCGAGAGGATGACGATGCGCTCGTTGGGGTTGCGACCGAGGCAGAAGACCGAGTAGACGACCGACAACAGCGCCGACTTGCCCCCTCCAGGGCTCGCGAAGATCAGCAGGCGCTTGTACTTCTCCGCCGCCTCCAGCCACAGCCGATGCATGGGCGCGAGCTTGACCTCCGCCCCCGAGTCCTCGTCGCGCATGACGTGCTGCGCGAACATGCAGGGGTCGGTGCGGGCGGCCGCGGCGCGGAGCTTGAGAGCCTCGCGGTAGGCTTGTGCGGCCTTGCGGTTGAGGTCGTCCTCGGGAGGCTGAGGGGGACCCTTCGGCGCTGCCATGGCCCCATGGTGGGGCGGCGAGCTTCAGTGGTTCAGGGTGCGGTCTTGGGTATCTGCGCGATGGCCCACTCGAGCGCTGCCCGCCGCCGTTCGGCCTCCTCCGCCGCCATGCTCCCGAACTCGCCGACCTCGGTCTGTGCGGCCTCGTTGACCATCTCGTGCAGGAGCGAGAGTGCGTTTCTGGGGGTGATCTCTCCGACGGGCGCAGTCGACTCGTCTTCGGCAGCCCGCTCGGCGTAGAGCACGGAGGCGTCGACCTGGGCGAGGCAGCGGGAGCAGAAGAAGCCAGCCGCCGAACGGCCGGTCACGGACTCAGGCTTGGGATTCTCCGGATCGGCCTCTGGGGAGACCTCGAAGTCGACCCAGGAGGCGACACGCCATTCGTGCGGCTGCCCGGCCGTGCAGGTCGGGAGCGTCAGCGTGGGGCGCTGGAGGAAGGACTGGCTCACGATGACCTCCCGGCGGTGATGGTCGCGATCTGCTGCGCGTGCCACGGCCGCCACATCCGGTTCGTGTACCCGCGAGTCCGAAGCTCGCCCGCCACCCCACGCAACGACAGCCCCTGGCTCCGGAGCGAGCGTGCGAGGTCGATCACCATCTGCTCCCGCGGGTACGGCACCAGTTCCTGGCCTTCCTCGCCGAGCACGTACCCGTACGGCGTCGTCTTCCCGCCCGTGAACTCCCCCAGGGTACGCTTGTGCTGCAGCACCGCCGCCGTCCGCTCCCCGATCACCTCCCGCTCCCACTCGGCGACTGACGCCAGCACGTTCAACACCAGGCGCCCGGCCGCGCTCCGGGTGTCGATCTGCTCGGACACGCTGAAGAGGTCCCACTTCCCCGGGGCGAAGTAGCGCTCGATGAGTTCGCCGAGGTCCCGCACCCGCCGGACCATCCGGTCGAGCTTCACGACGAGGAGCGCGTCGGCCTGCCCGTTCTCCAGCATCAAAAGCGCCCGCTGCAGCTCCGGACGCTTCAGGCTCTTCGCCGACAGCGCCTCGACCACGATCTCCACGATCACGAGGCCGTAGAGCGCGGCGTACGCGCGGACGCGCTCCTGCTGGGCCTCGAGCGAGAGTCCGCGCTCGCGCTGCTTGTCCGTCGACACCCGGATGTAGGCCACGGCCCGCGTCTGCGGCGCCGGCGTCGAGTCGTGCTGCTTGCGCACCATGGGCGTCACCTCCGCTTCTTCGGCTCTGCGGCCTGCTGCTGCTCCAGCTTCTCCACGTACTCCAGGATCGCCGCGCGCACGAGGCTCGCCTTCTTCAGTCCGGGCATCGACCGCTGAGCGATCTCCACCTGTCGGGTCAGCCGCGCCGCGAGATCGGCATCCATGCGCACGAACACGTCGAACCTGTCGTCGGTCTTCATGCTGCCAGTGTTGGGCATCCGTCTATCCTTTGTCAACACGGTCCTCGATCCACTGCGTGAACACGATCAGCGCCCCGCACGCGAGCGCCAGCCACTCCCACGGGGTCAGCATGCCGCACCTCGCATTAGACTTCGCGCGAACCGCACCGCGAGCCGGTACTGGGGGAACTCGTCGAGGATCTCGCGGAACCCATCGGCGTCTGGAATTCCGAGTACGCGCCACGGGAAGCGCTCGTCACCCCAGTTGTCGTGGTGCGAGACGAGGTAGGGGCCCACTTCGACCTGTCCGAGAACCGCCTTGACCTCTCGGGCCGTCGGGAGGGTCACGTGAGCACCTCCCGCTTCACGCGCTTGACGAACTCGTCGCGAGCCTCAGCGAGCGAGCAGCAGTAGCACCCGATGCCCCACCACTCGAGGCTGTCGCCCTGCCACGCGACTACGTAGCGCTCCTCGTGCTCGGAGCCTCGGTCCACGATGATGTGGCGCCCGGCTCGGTCGCTCCCACGAGCGGCCGTAGGGAACGTCGCGATGACGGGGAAGCCGTTGATCGTGTCGTTCACAGCGCGCACCCCCAGTTGGTAAGAATCGATTGGATGTCGGCTTTTCGGGCGCGATTTGCACGTCGCTTCTCTCGATGTGCTGGCCACCATCGCCATCGACCGCATCTCCGCCGTGTTCGTCATGATCCCAAGATAGCCCGCTGTCTATCGGTTGTCAAGAGAAAGATAGACAGAGATAGGGTTATTCCACAACCCCGCGTAACCACTGCGAAGAGACGTGCTTCTTCGGCAGGCGCGCGGCGACTACGGCGGGAAAGGGACGGGTGTCGTGGGCCACAACGTCAGCCGGCGTTCGCCAGCCGGGCCCGGTAGGCGGCGAAGTCCTGCTCCTGGGCCGCCCGTCGAACTTCTTGGCGTCGGAGCAGTGCGGCTAAGTCGCGGGAGATCCTCCCAGCTTCCACGAGCTTCCGGGCGATCCCGGCGGCGAGGCGACAGTCCGCTAAGGCGCCGTGAGCCTCTCCCTGGACCTCGATCCCCCAGCGCTTGGCGGTGACGGCGAGCTGGTGGCGGCCCTTGCCGGGGACGTAGCGGTCGACGTCGCGGATCCAGACCAACGGGTCGAGCGTCTCAGCGACCGCCAGGCAGAACGGGGCCAGGGAGAAGCCCTCGGGGGCCAGGGCGCGGCCGCGCTGCCACTCGGCGTTCACGAGGGGCACGTCGAAGGGCGCGTTGTAGACGAGAAGCTGGGCCCCTGCCAGACGCGCGGCGAGCTCCGGTATGAAGTAGGCGAACGGCGGCGCGCCGGCCACGTCCTCGTCGGAGATGCCGTGGACCGCTCTGGCCTCGGGCGGGATGGGGACGCCGGGGTTGACTCGGGTCGACCAAGCGTCGACTTCCAGCAACTTCCGCAGGCGGACCACCGCGATCTCGACCACGCGATCTGTCGATGAATCGACGCCAGTCGTCTCCGTGTCGAGCACGGCCACGTCGCCAGCCGTCCAGTCGGTCTCGGGCATCGGTTCACTCTCCTCCGACCGCTTGTTCGGCGGCCACGGACGGGAACAGCCGCAGGTGGCGCCCCTCGGCTTCCAGGTGCCGGACGACGACGGCCGCCAAGTCGGCCTCAGTCACCTGCTCCGCTCCTCGTTCTCCAGCCGCTCGAGCTGGGCCAGACGGCGCAGCTCGACCAGCCGGCGCCGGTCCACCTCGACCGCCCCAAACTTCAGCGCTGCCGCGCGCCGCCGCGGCGTGAGGTCGTAGTGGTCGCCCTGGAACCACTCGGGCCGGAGCCCGAGGCGTACGGCGAAGGTGTGGAGCTCCACGAGCGTGTCGGCGAGCAGATGGCACCACCGATGGCCGGTGCGCCGCCCCACGCGCCACGCCTGCATGGCCCCGCGGCCGCGGTAACAGCCGGGCGCGTACGACAGAAGGCTGTCAACGTAGACTCCCATGCCTCAGACGGCAGCCTCAGCGCTCGCGGGGTTGGCCTCCGGCGCGCCCGCGGCCCCTGGGCTCTCGACGGGGGCGTCGGACTCGCGGCGCGCCGCCTCATCTGCTTGCCCCTTCTCGATCTCCGCCTCCAGCTTCGTCACCGCCCGCCGCAGCCCCTCGATCCGACCCGCCTGCTCCGACCGATCGCGCAGCCGCTCGGCCTCGCCCTCCAGCTTCAGGGCTGTGTCCTGGGCGCCCACCCGGGTTCGGACCCAGCTCTCGAGGCTCTGTTCGCTGGCCTGCACCGACAGCCGCGCGTGCTCCGCCGCGTGGCGTGCGGACTTGACCGCCTCCTCCGCCTGGGCCACCGCCGCCTTCGCCGCGGCCAGACCGTCCCGCTCCTGCTCGAGCCGCTCCCGGATGCCCTGCTCCATCTGCGCGGCTTGGTCGGCCCTTGTCCGGGCGGCTGCCGCACCGTCGGCGCACTGCTGCACCGCCAGGTCGCGCTTCGTGAGCTGCTCCGCCAGTGCCGTCTGGGCCTCCACGAGCTCGGCCGCCAACCGCGCGCGGCGCGCCTCCTGCTTCTGCTCTGGCGTCAGCCACCGGGCCTCGAACGCCACTCCCTTGCCCGCCTCCCGCTCCACCGCACGCACCACGCAGTCGCACACTGCCGGTTCACCCGAGCGGCCGCCCTGGCTCAGCCGAACCGTTCTCCCAGTCCGGTGGCAGGTCACGTGGTCCTTCGGGCGCACTGAGTAGCGGTCGCCTTTGTGCACCCCGGACGTAACGAGGACCTCGACGTCCCCGTCACGCGCGGCCTGCTGGTCCTGCAACTTCACGATGTGCTCGCTCATGTCGGTGTCCCTCCGCTGCCGTCGCTGTCGAGCCAAGGCGCGCATACAACCGGAAAATTGTGAGAGAGGGGGAGGTTGCCCCGGGGCGGGGGGAGGGGGTCGATTTTGGAACTACATGTGCGACAGCCGCGCATGCCTACGTACTTTCCTCGCCACTCGCCCCTGGCTCTCCCGCTCCATCAGTCTCTGCGGGAACTTGTCGATCTTCTGCGCTGGCGGCCTGTCTCGACGTGTCCCCGGCTTGACAGTCGGCTGGCGCCGGCAGCTCCAGCACCGCCTCCTCGGCAGGCGCGCCTACTCGCCGCTGGTGCTCGCGGAGCTGCTCGGCCAGCGCCTCGAGTTTGCCGCTGAAGCCCTCGACGGCCTCGGCGCTCTCGGAGTCGAGCGCTACCTCGGTGCGGGTGATCGACGTCGGCGCTCCGGCCACGAGGCGCTCGGTGCGCGCGGTGATCTCGCCGGCCTCGGCCGATGCCTTGAGGTACGAGAACAGGGCCCGCGTTGCAGCCACGGCCTCTTTCGCCGAGATGCTCTTGTCGCTTAGGCCCACGTGCACCGCGGCGATCAGGTTGGTCACGACCTCGGGAGAGAAGGTGCCGGTGATGAGCTCGATGGCTATCGTCTGCATCTGGCGATTGCCACGTAGGAGCATGGCCTCCTGCTCGTGCACGGAGTCGCCGTCGGCGCGACCACACTCCACGCGGGCAGCGTGCAGGCGCTTGGAGCGCGCCTCGGTGTCGCGGACCACGGCCTCGTACTCTGCCAGTCGCCGCTGGACATCGGCCTCGCGCTCGTCGAGCTGGCCCATGCGCTTCTGGTAGTCAGCCAGGATCTCCTCGCGGATGCGCGCCACCTCGGCCTGGCGCTGCTCATCCTGCTCGGCCAGCACCGAACGCTTGACCGCGTTCTCCTCGTCGATGATGTCCTTGATGGCACGGCGCCCCGCGTAGCCCTGCTCCCACGCCTTCTTCGCCGTCCTCCGGTTCGCTTTGGCTGCGCGTGCAGCAGCCGAGATGTTGCCTGGCCGCGTGCGATGGCTGGCGACCATCTTCTCCCAGCGCTCGTCTGCGATGGCTTCAGGCATGGTCTGCGACCGCGTGGGAGCGCGGCCCACCCGTTCCAGTGATGTCGTGCTCTTGGGTGCGCACAGAAGCGTTGTGCGCCGCTAATGAGGAGTCGTTTGCTTCTGGAGCGTGCAGAAGTACGCGCGTGGTATCGCTGCGTTGCCGTGACTTGGAGCTATGTGGTCCGCAATACCATTGTGCTGCTACCGTCGCTGTCGACGCTCTCGTTCGGGACGATCTGAACGCCTTTCGGAGCGACGTGATATACGCGAAAGCGGGGGAGATGAGCACAGGGCTCGGAGTCAGTGCACGACGCGGGTAGTGCTGTCGTTGTCGCCCCATGCGGCAGTTGACGACCTCGGAGTCGTGGGCGCTGGAGGGCGCGAGCGGAACGACGGTCACTGGCGCTCCGGTGGCTTGTGGGGCGCGATGGGTGAGCCGCGCTGGGCGCCCTCGCTGGTGACGCAGCAGGCGTCGTTCGAAGGCTCGACGGGGGCGACGTTGGCGCGGAGCACGTCGAGGCGGGCGCGGTACTCGCGGTCGACTGGAGTGTCGCCGAGGTTGACGGTGCCGAACGGGGTCGAGTGGTCGCGGCAGCGCTGGCATCCGTCGTAGTCGCCCGAGAGCACGGCGACGAGGGCGTCGTGGTCAGGGTTCGGGCCCTCGCCGACGCGCTTCTCGTAGCCGCAGACGTGGTGTCCGGCGGCCCACCATTCGTGCTGGCTCTCAGGGTTGGGGTGGTCGCCGTCGAGCACGTCGCGGCAGAAGGGGCAGGCTGACGGCTCCGGTAGCGGCGCGGGGCTGGTGAGCTTGGCGGTGTCGGCGTAGGGGCCGGCGTGGGGGATGTGCACGGGGACGGCTGCGGCGGCGACGATGCCTGGGAGTGCGGGCCCGCCCACTTGGCGACGCGGGTCGTCGATGGGCAGTCCGTGGACGTCGGCGGCCGCGGCGCGCAGCAGTCGCTCCTGCTCGGGTCGCGGGGTGCCGCTGGCGATGACGTTGGCCACCAAGAAGAGCAGCACGTCGCGCTCGCGGATGGCACGCTGGGCGAAGCGCATGGCGGCGATGTCGCCGTTGCACCGGTCGCGGCCGAAGTCCTGCTCGAGGCGATTGCCGTAGCGCTCGAGGGCGTCGATGGAGCCGTCGAGGCGGAGATCGGCGTCGTGGGAGGTCATGCGCTGCAGGTGCTCCTCGGGCGTCATGGGGTGGCTCCTTGGGGCTGCAGACAGCGGCCCCGGCGCGGGATGGCGAGAGCGGCGGCCACCTGGTCGGGAGTGACGCGGAAGTGACGCTTCCCACCCGGGGCGCTGACGCCGAGCAGGGCGAGCCGGCGCTTCAGGGTCTCGCCGCAGACGTCAAGGCGGCGTGCGGCGGTTGCCACGGGCTCGGTTCGGTGCCAGCGCTCGAGGGCCTCGTCGACGTCTGAGGGGTCGACGACGTGCGGGCGGTGGCGGCCGCGGGCGGTACGACTGAGGGCGGGGTGGATGGCGACGCCGGCCCAGCGGAGGATGCGGCGGAGCTGGCCGGCGGTGTAGCCGCAGCGGTGCGCGGCCGATGTGAGGTACTCGTAGCCCTGGGGGCAGCCGAGTGCTAGGCCGAGGGCCTGGGCGCGCTGGTAGGTGGTCTGCAGCGTGCGGCCGAGCTGCCGAGCGATCCAGGGGAGCGAGTGCGAGGCGTCCCAGAGGAAGCACAGCCGCTCGCGGTCTTGCGTCGTCCAGCGCCGGCGGCGCTCGAGGCCGAGGCGCTGAGCCCGGTGGTAGATGCTGGACTGCGTCCGCGCTGGGAGCGCGGCGACGGCGGCGTAGATGCCGCCGGTGAGGTAGGCTTCGCGCAATATGCCGTCCTCAACGGCCGCCCACGGCCGGCTGCCGGCGAGCGCGCCGCGGAGCAAGGCTTCGAGCACGCGGCCGATGGAGCGGTCACATGTTTCGCCGGTATTCCCCACCCACCTCGTACAGGGCGTGACTGATCTGGCCGAGGGAGTTGTACTTGACGGCCGTGAGCAGACTCTCGAAGACGTTGCGGCGCGCGCGGGACGCGGACTGGAGTGCCGCCAAACTGCCCGGCTGGCGGGCGTT